GATTGGGCATCGCCGACCACAGCTCGACCATCGGGTTTACCATCGCGCCCCTTTGGTTGTCGGAAATAGGCCCAATCAATCGCGGCGTCGGATAAGCGGGAGAGGGAATCGATAACTAGAATGGCATCTTCGCCCCAAGCCGCCGGATCGCCTAGGTCCACGTCGTCATATTTCCAGTTATCGAGCATCTTAATTGCCGCGACGAAGGCCTTGGGGACACCTTGGATTAACGCGCCGCCCTCGGTGGCTTTGCGTTCATCACGAAGGGACCGAAACTCAACGTTATCAACGAGGTCGGGACAATCACGGAGGACGAGGTATTTGAGGGGATCGATTAGGTTGTCAAGGTCGAGAATGCGGAGCTTGTAACCGGCACGGACTAGGGAGATTAGTGAGGAGGTTTTACCGGCTTTGGAATCGCCGACGGCGAGTAGTTTGGTAAAGCGGGAGGATTTGTGGTCGCGGAGGGAGGTCATTTGGGTTCCTTAGAGATTGTAATCTTGACGAGATCGCCGGGGTTGAATGGGGGTCTATCCATACATGTCCAGAAGCGATTATCCAAAGTCTCAAAATACCACTCGTTGCTATTATCTTTATCAACTGTTAGCACTTTGGTGGTCAGTGTATATACTACCTGTTCTTTAGCGGGTTCCATCGATCCTTCTCCTCTAGTTGAACGAAATCGCTCTTCAAGAAAATCTCCCGTACCTGAGGGGACTTTGAGCAAATGCCCCGAAACTGACAGCCGCCATATTTGTCACATGCGGTATCGTTCTGTGGCCAGTGGTTGGCTTCGGCGTACCACTCGGCGATTTGGAGCCATTTGGATAGGTCAAAGAGCCATTCCTCAAGTTGGTCCATGGTTCGATGGGTCATATGGCGTTTGGTGGCGTTGTACGGCGGCTCTAAAAGGAGTTGAACGCCGTTGATCACGACGCCTTTTATCTTGGTTTCTAATACAACTTCCCCACCAAAGGAATACCAAGACATTTGGTTGTTCGGCTCGAATTGGTTGAAGAAGTATGGACCAAGAGTGGTGTTGGTGGTTTTGTGGTCTTCGACGTAGAGGTCGAAACCGTCGGTGCAAACGCGATCGAGGTGGCCACAGAGGAGGTAGGGTTGTGATCGCGGAGAATCGATTAATCCTCTTGTAGCTAATCGTAATAACTCTTTATCGTCATCCTTAGGTGGCCATATATTACCTGCATCCGGCCCAAACTCCAACGGAAACCAAAAACTCAACTCCACCGCGGGCTTGCCGTTCGCGAGTATATGAGTCTTGTAGTTGTCGTTTACGCGGATTGTATCGAGATACCAAATCACGGTCCGGATAAGAGCTTCGCGTGATTTGTATTTGCCGGCTTTGGTGTCGGGATTGGGTCGGTAGTCATCAGTACGATAAAGTAGCTCCCGCACCACATCGTAAACAGCGTCTTCATGAGAGATGTTCGCTGCGCGGCTAAGATCATAATCTTGTAGGGCTTGGTGATATTCACCACCGAAGCGGAGGTGTACTGATTCATCGCGTGCGCTCCATCCGTCAATTATGGTATATTGGTACTTGCGGGGGCAGGTTTTAAGAAGGCCCATGGAGGTGGAGTCCCAAGCGTATTGGATTTTGGTCCCTGGGAGGAATGGGGATGCGGGGGGATCGTCTGTGGCGGGGAGGAAGTGGGTCATTTCGGAGTTTCTCTCATTGCATCAATTCGACCGTCCAACCTATCTATGTGTTTTTGTAGTATTCGGATATGAGAGTGAAGATTAAAGACATACTCAACGAACAGTCCTATCGCATAAAGCGTACCAGATCCTAAGACGACACAAGCCGCGAACCCTACACATTGAAGGAACATATCCATCTCTACCTCCTATAAATCTTCGTAGGCTTCGGTGCGGCCATTCCAAGTTCCGTGAGTGACGGAACAGGTCCGCCGGTGTCTTTCTTTGGCTTGAGCCCGCCTTCACGTTGGCGGCGATAGTAGGCGATTACGGCGTTGATTTGATCGGGACCGTATTCGATTGCGGGAGTAGAGAGGATGGACTCGATGGAGTCCATGAGGGTGTCGAGGTTGTTCATTCGAGCGATCCTTTCATGTGAGCTCAACTCCATGTTGGTATAGACAAAAAGTCCCACCGTCTTCGGTGGTGTATAGCGAAATAGCTTTAAGCCGCGGGTCTTTGATATCACCGCGGGCTTGGTAAAGCGCGGTGCGGATTGAGGCTACATCGGCGGGATTGGGAACGGTGAAGGTGATACCAAGTTCGGCTTGGGCCGCTTGGTACCAGAGGTCGAGGGCGAGTTCGGGAGTGAGGGGGATCATTGGACAAATCCGTCGATGGTCCATAAGACGACTTTGGCGAGGGCGGCGAATATTAATGCAACGAATATGCAGGCGGGGATGGCGAAGATCCAACTAAATATAACCGCCTGAACCCCAAAGTCAGAAGATTTACCTCCACTACGCCTAAGTCTAACCATTGCGATTCCCATACCTACATAATACAAAACACCGCCTACACAAACGGCGCTTCGTATAACTCCTTCCGCGATGCTCATTGCTTCGTCTCCCGATCAATCCGTGATTTTGGTGTAAGTGAAAGTCCCGTGATCGAGGATTGGGCCACGATGCCCGAAAGTACCGTCGCCAAGCAACTCGATGATGTCAGCCGCCGTTACATTGCCTTCATAGCGGCCCCGGTATTGCATGGATGATCCGGAGCGGCTGTCGTAGTCGTAATCGAAAATGCGCTTGCCATTCCCGAGGTCGTGAGAAGGTTTTGGCCGCTCCATTTCGTGGGCTATCAGTGCGCGCATCACTGGGGACATTGCAGTGCGCCTGATCGGATCAGCTTTTGGAGGATCGTCCTCCCAACCGCATTCGCTGCAAGTCAACTTGACTGAAGTACAAGCGAAGCATGGCGGGGAAATGTGACAGCTACAGTTCTCTGGCACCGGGAAGTCAAGCGTTCCACCGCATCCTGTTGGGCATGTCGCACCTTCTGAGGGCTCAATCATCTCTATCTCTAAGGTGGTTATCATTGCTATATGCTCCCGGCGATAGCATTGAGCGCCATGAGCAACTCAGGGACTAACTCGGCTCGCTTGCGTAGGCGTTTTACCTCATCAGGCATGATGTCCAAACTAGTATAAGAGTTCCATCCCAGTGCATCGCGAATAGCATAAGGAAGAGAGAATAGGTGATTGACACAAGCAATATCGCGCTTGAGGGCATCGCGCTCGGCCTTTACCGCCTCGAGTTCCTCGCGACATTGCTCCAACTCGCGTTGAAGATTGCCACAAATTGACGTTGTTTGGGCGGTCATTGTTTTGTCTCCCGATCAACCATGGCTTGCAGGATCAAGTGTAACACCGTGACGACGGTTTGTCCGTCACAGTTGGAAAGCATCTTCGCCTTTGACGAGTCGACCAGTGGATAGGCGATGAAGATAAAACCGACCTTCTGGTTGGACCCGGTGGAGCCGTGGATGACTTCTTCGAGCTTATGGGAAAACTGTTCGAGTTCTCCGGGAGACCATTGGGTGATGTTCATAGCATTGTCCTCACATTCCACGGCTTAAACGAGCGTAGCTTCTGTGGATCAAATTCTGACCAATCGCCATTGAAGGTCAACGCGCGATCGTCGATCGTCAGAAACGCAGCCGGTTTCTCGTGCATGAATTCAAGTTCTAGTGGTTCCGTCGGGTGACGCTCGCCGCCTGCCTTAATCCAAGCGTTGCGCTTTTCATGTAACCATAGCCCCATGGCCACAATGCCAGCATCGTCTTTTGATCGGCTGCTATAGACGACAAGCTTGAATACGTGCCTCGCCTTCTCCATCCATTCGAAAAACCCCGACGTGACGTCGCCATAGATGACGCCGTCTTGCCATCCCTTGTCATAGGAGTAGATTACACCATCGAAATCAATGCACAGAATAGGCTTCCAATCGGAATTGTTGCCTGGGGTGATGTTCATATTACTGCTTCTCCGAAGTATTTCTCCATGTATCTGATGCAATCATACCAAGAGCCGGCGAAGAGTAATGGTTCAAATCTTGCCTTTTCGGGCCATGCACCACCCAAATCAGACCACACCTCAACGATAACATACCCTCCCTCTGTTACCTGGATAATCTGAACTTTAAGCTTCTCTTTATTCATGGCGCATTCTCCTCGATGACGGTTTCCAACTCCGCGATGGCTTCGTTCTCTGTTGCACCCCATCCGATCAAACGCGAGGCACGGCATTCCGGATCGGGATCGTACGTATCTTCATCGATCGCGCTCCAATCGAATGAGCGGATCGGGATCGGCGGTGGATCGTAGGTTGTGCGGATGTTCATGTCCGCGCTCCGGCCTTGGCGAGGACGGCGCGGATTTGCACCACACAAGTTTTTGGCGTTCCGCCACCTTCTAAATACGTTCTACCTTCGGCGAAATAGTCAAGAAGGTGCTCGGCTTCCTCCAACGCCTCCCGCATTTCCCACGACGCGGCGAGAAGACGACCGTTGGGCTTACGGATGTCTTCATCATAAAACACCTCATCGTGTTCATCGTCTGGGGAGAAAACGAGAGCGATAATTTGTCCCTGTGGGCCAAGCACGTAGCAGTTTTCATACTGATACGGCCCCTCCGTCGGCTTGGATTCAGTCATGGCATATTCTCCTCTGTTATCTCTTCGATTCCGTCAGGAATGACGTTGTTCTTTTCGAGATAGACCCACCATTGGTCTTCTGTATCGGATCGAATCCGGCAAACGATGATATCGTAAGCTGACGCACCATACATCGGGTCGCCGGGTTTGTAGACCGCTCGGTTAGCTTCACGCATGACCGCCCGAGCCGCGTGGAGTCTATGGCGGAGCCTATGTGCGGCTCTGTTGTGACTTACAGGAACACGGATGCCTTTCTCTTTCTCAAGGGCTTGGTCGAATAAATCGTATTCAAGTTCATAGGATAAGGTGGTGACAGGGAAGGGCATCGGTCACCGCCAAGAGTTGTTTAACCAAGTGATACGTGAGGGTTTGTATTTCTTTGGAGTGGATTCTGCGGTGTTCCGTTTCTGATGTTGCCGCCCTTTGATACCACCTTTCCTTTTCGTGCGTGTTCGGCTCGATAAGCCTATGGCTTTAAGCCGCCCCGCGCGGAGCTTGGAAGCGACGGTATTCTTCGGGATGTTGAATTTTTTCGCGATCACGGCGTAGGGCATTCCCGCGGCGTAGACAGCTTCGAGGATGGGATAGAGGTGGTCGGTCATAGCTTTACGTCCTCCATTATCAACGTGCCCAAAACACAGCCGTGACTGCCACCAAATTCCAAATCAGCAATACCGAAACGACGACAAGTAAATAGGCAATCAACACTAGTGTTTTCTCGTTCACCTCACATCCTCCGAGTTGATAAAGAAAAGCCGATCACTCGACCTCGTTGAGATCACATAGGAAAGGTTCCGCTCTTGTAGGCTGGTCCCGATTAACCACGGATCAAGGTGATAGACGGTGGGCCATTCGAGACCCTTAGCCTTATGCCCGGTGATGAAGGTAATCTTGCCGTGGGTGTCAAAAAGACGTTCGGCGTAGGCGATCGCGAGGGAGAGGGTTTCGCCATAAGAAGCGAACACGCGCATACAGTCGGCGTTATCCTGGGCTGATCGGGAACCCTTTAAAATATAGGTGTCTAACCATTCGTCGATCGCAGCGATCACAGACTTCTGGGGCATTGACGAGTCGCCCAATTTCTTCATCTGTGCGATTAATTTCACGCCAATGTCTGAGCCTGCCACACTCACACTCCTCCCGGATGATAGTAATCTCATCGCCAACTTGCATAATGGTGCGTTGTTCCGACATATGAAGGTCGCCTTTTCGGGAATGTCTTCGATTCGGATCTTAGAGAGTACCTCAACCGATCCGCCGGACTTGATCCAACAAAACTTCGGCACATGCCAACGAACAGATTCGACTATGGCTTGTGGGCAGCGGAAGGAGATCGAGAGGTCGCACACCGTGGCACTATGCCGCTTGATGGCGGCCCCCATTCCACCCTCCATAGCGCCACGGAACTCATAGATGGATTGGTGAGGGTCACCGACACCGACCAATCGGCTGGTTTTAGAGACGAGTTTAGCCACCATGGCGTGATTGATTGGGTTGAGGTCTTGGTATTCATCAACCAAAACCAAGGGGAAGTTAGGAAAGTTCCCGCCAAAAAGCGTCGGCATGTAGATTTGGTCATTAAAATCACAGAATCCCTGATAGGCGGCGGCGATTGAGCGGGTGAGGAGGATATTTATCATAGCTAAGGTAGATTCATCCGGGTCTTCATCGAGACCGAAGTCGTCGATATTATTGCATAGCCCATTACAGGCTAAAACGTGCGATGCTGGGATATAACCAACAGACCGCGCCTTATTGACGCCTTCGACGATCCCCCAGAAGTTATCCCATAGCTTGTCCTTATGCCATTTTGATTTAGTTTCACCGATCCAAGCTCGAAGCATGTCCGGGATTTTCTTCGGGTCGGGACGGAATGACTTGCCGATGGTTTTCGCCCATATTCGATGACCGAGGGAGTTGAAGGTCCGAACGGTTGTGGTCGAGGCCATCCGTTTAGTAGCGTCGTCTGCTATCTTGCGGTTGAAAGCGAGGTAGAGGATCGGCTTTTCTTCCGCTACTTCTTCGATCATCTCGAGGGTGGTGGTTTTGCCGGTACCCGCGAGGGCCACAATCATGATATTCGAGGTGGTTCTGGTGACGCGGTCGAGAATAGTGAGTTGTTCGGCGGTTGGTTGTGGGGCGGGAGTTTCGGGGAATGGGATTTTCGGGGTCATTTGGGTGGTTCCTCGTTCCATTTTATGGAAAAATAATTCGGATGCCGGTTAGGAGCGTCAGGAGCATCCCGGCAGAGAAGATGAAGAATCCGCCGACTATTCCAATAACAAGCCAATAGTCTTGGCGATCAATCACCTTGTAAAGTACATATACAGACACAGACATGAGAATAAATCCAAGGAGTATCATAACGGTGGTCCTTTAGTTAAGCCTCCCTGTTGCGATTTGAATCACAGTCCGTTGAAACCGTTTCAATCCTTCTGAGACCGCGAGCCAACCGTTTGCGACTCCAGGTCGGTCGCGTTGGAAGCCGGTTAGGTGGGAAAGGGTTGCGGCGTTTTCTTGGGCAAGGCGAAGGTGTTCGATAAGTTGGGCGTAGATTTCGCCTTCGGTAGGGACGGACATTTCAACAATCCCCTCCAAGCGTGTGAGTAGAGGCAGCCTGTTCCGCCGCGATGCGGGCTAAGACTTGGGCCGCAATTTCATCCGACGCTTTACATCGGGCTGGATCAAATTCGGACTGAGCGAAAGTTGGATCAAGCTTGGCAATAATACGGCCGAGGGTGATATTGTGTGTGCGGATACTATTTTCAATCTTGGTTAATCGATGGGCTATGCTAGCAAAATCCTCTGTTACCTCGCTCAATGCCGCTTCGGCCATTTTTATAGAAAGTCTGCCGATTAGGACTGCCCAAAGGGATTTTATCAAACATGCCTCCTATAGATCGGTGGTTGCTTTGAAAGTAGGCCGAGTTCGGCCAAGGTGGGAAGGCGACTGAGGGGTTCCTGTTTCGGTGGTTCCCTCGCTATCGCTTGTCGAATCGCGCTGGCGAGGTCGGTGGCGATCCCAACAACTAAGCAGGTATCCTTAGCTAGAAGCACGCGCCACACGACAAGGTTACCAGGGAGCCCTAACTCAAAGGAATAATCCGGGTGCATATCCGAAATGCGCCATCCCCGTTCCTCAATGGAGGCTAGAAGAGTTTCGATCATAGGGGCGATCTCCTATCTTGCCCTGGAGTATAACAGATTTATTAACGTAAGTCAAGCGGAAAATAAATTCCTCTGATACGAAAAAACCCCCAGGGGTTACCTGGGGGTTTACGTGGGGAGGTGGGTTAGGGTATCCAGCCGCATATGGAGATGAAATTGTAAACTTTTCCTGTAGGTCCAGGTTTGATTGGGGTTATGTCGGGGTCGCCATAGCCGATGGCCACGCTGAGCGTATACAATTCATTTGGGATATTATCTTCCCCATTGATATAATGGGCGTTAGCTATAGCCGCCCATCTGGCTGGTTCACCCTCCAATTCAAATAGATCTATGTCTTCGCCGTGCCAGATTAGAAGAGCTGTCATGTGTGAGTCTCCTTTAGACAGGCTTACGCCCCGAGGATTAATCGGGGCGTAAGGTAGGGATTAGGCTGAGAGGCGGCCGCACAAGAAGTGCGTGGATGTATCGGTCTTAGCCCGAAGCTCTTCGTCCTTAAGCACCATGGCCTGAAATTCTTCGTCCTCAAGCTCCTTGGCCCGAAGCTTGGGCCGCCCGGATGTATCGGCCCTTACCGTCTGGTACGCGTCCACCTCCGAGGACGAATGAGTATCGTTGGAAGACTGCAATTCTGAGTTCTCGGGGCGTAAGTCTTTTGGGTCTTGGTGACTATCCGCCGCCTCTACGAACTCCTTCACTTCCGGCCGTTCCTCATTGCCGAAACTAGCCCCATCAGTCGCCTTCTGGAACTCCTCTGACCAAGCCTCGTAATGTGGCTTCTGAGGCTTGTGCTTTTCCAATTTCGCCCGCGCACCTGCGAGGTCGCCAAGAGCGGTTTCGTGTTCTTGCGTAAGCTTGGAGTGGCTTTCCTTCCATCCGTCACGCTGGCGGATTACTTCGGTGAGCTTGCCCGAAAGTTCGTCGCGTTCCTCGCGGGTTATGGCGACTTCCTTTTCGAGTGTCTTGATAAGCTCGGCTTGAGCTTTGGCATGGGAGTCGAGGTCGGCATACTTCGTAGTGAGTTCCGTGAGCTTGTCGGCAGTTTCGCCTCGAGCCTTGTCGAGGTCAGCCATCTTGTCGTGCATGGCCGTGAGGGTATGGCGGATACCGTCAAGGGTCTTAGCTTGTTCACTGGCGCGGACGATGGCAGTGGCGGCCTTGTTAAGGAAGTTGAAAGCCATTGCATCGGACTCCGGTAAATCGGCCGCGGGATTGAGTTCGGCAATCATGTTTCCGTCGGACATTGGAGGGACTCCATAGGTGGGGGAGGATTGTAGGTTAACAGAGCATCCTGAACTTCGTTCGCGACCGTGTTCATTGCTACTCTGTGACTTTGGGAAAAGGGCCGGGACGGAAGCCCCGGCCAAGTGAGCCCTAACGGGAGGGTGTTAGGGCTATCTGAGTGTTAGTTCAACGCTTGGGCGCGAGGGGCGACTTTGCCGCTGCGAGGCGCGACTTTGCCTGCTTCCGCGACCGAGATAGGACCGCCCTTCTTGACAACCTTCCTTTCCTTGACCTTTTCCGCGCTATCGGTAAAGGCGGTGGGCAGCGTGACCGTAATGCCCTTCGAAGAACGCGCCGCGAGATTGGCGCGTGCTTGTTCGAGGAATACCGGGTTTTCCGCCATTGCATTGTTGGCGAGCTCGGTGATTTGCGACGCCGTAAAGCTGGTCACGCGAATGTGCTTCGCCTTCATTGCATCCTTTACCGCAATTCTGGCCAGCCGGCGGGCCTCGGTCATTTCGGCGCCCGAACCTTTCGAGGAGGTGGTTGCCGCTTTGCGACCGAGCTTGAGGGTTCCGGTGATCATGGCCTCAACGCGAGCCTTGGCGATAGTCATGGCTTCGTCGCGTAGGGACGCTTCCTTTGCTTCGTCGGTGTCGCCGGTGGCGTGTTCGAGGGTGACTTTCGTCATACCGCCATTGACGAGGACTTTGAGCCCTTGCGCGACGACTTCCTGGTAGATCGGATCCGGGAGCTTGGCGAGATCGACCTCGATTGTAGTTTTGGCCTTGACGACCGGAACGTGGTATATCGTGACGGGAGCTTCGTTAGTAAAAGCCCCTTCAGCCTCGATTGTGTCAACGTCGGACATTTGTAGGTTTCTCCTAGTAGTGGCGGATTGCCACAAGTCAGCCGAGAACAAGCCCGGCTGGTTTGTGGTAACTTAAATGAGCTTATAGCCCAGCGCGATCAAAGCGCCGCGGAAGTACGCCTTATCCGCATCGGTTAGGGCTTTCAGCTCCTCCGCGAACTGCGAGGTGGACTGGCCCGGAAGCTTGCCGAAATAATCGAGCATCGCGGTCGTGAGAGAATATATCTTGTTGGCGTCCATGGGTTTCTCCTTTGGTCAGGCGTCGGCCCGCAGGCGTTCGATGAACCGTGCGAGCGCGAGGCGTAGGCTGGTGAATGTTTCACAATCGTCCTCTGCGCCGCTCAAGCGCTCGAGAAAGACTTTCCATCCCCCTTGACCGTCGTGATCTAAAATCAACGTGGGCTTATAGTGCAGACTTCCCTGCGTGTAGAGACTTCGGATATAGGCCGCCTCGTCTTTCTTCTTTTCCCTATGCTCGTCTCGGCCCTGGTTCAGAAGGTCTTTGTTAAAGGCGACATGCTCACAAAAAGTCCTTTGTGTGAGAAAGACCGAACCGCAAACACATTTAATATAGGCCGAAGCGTCTTTAGTCATTGCTTGCTCCCTGGATTACCATATAGAAGGCGAGAACTAGGCCCGCCTTCGACTTGGTAACTTGGCGAGTGTGTCGCCGCTGGTTTTAAACATAACCCAGATCGCCGGGGAAGTCCAATCACGAATTATTACACAGAGCCGGAACGGGGATTGTATTTTGGCAACAGTGTGACAGGAATGTCACACTGCTAGCGTCACCTCTCTCGTTCTGCGATAGGCCCGGGGCCGTCGCGTCGGCGCTGGTGTTAGAGACCTCCAACACCAAGCGAGGCGAAGGCGGCCGATGGACAGCCAATGAAGGCCGCCGACTTTGCGATAAGAGATCATATGTCGTCCTCCAGTAGGTCCGCGAAAGCCGAATAGTCTGCGCGGTCTTTTCGCAGCAGTTCAACGATATGGCTGCCCCAGCCTTCGGCGACGACCAGATCAATCCGCTTATCGATGGTCGTTACCATGTCTCGAAATCTTGCGATTGTGGCTTTCTTTAAGGCGATATAATCTTCATCTGGCTCTTGGGTCATTTCGCTCTCCTTTATTGCCCCAGGAACATTGCAATATAAATCGCGATCGCTAACGTGAGCCATAAGGACATTCCCTTTCCTCCGCTCGCAAGCTCCCGTTTCGTAAATCTACCTTACCATAACCGTTCCGGTTTGTCAAGTCACGTTTCCGTGATCAACCGTTGGTCCGCTGTCTCCCGTTGCTTGCTGCGCAGGCCCGCTCGGATCATCCTCATGCCCCCCTGATGCTCCCCTGATGCTCCCCTAATGCCCCCCTGATCCCCTTAGCGGGGCCGAAAGGAGGCATCCTGGGGGTGCGTGGGGTTCCCCGCGTGATGTAATCCGAGTATTCCACTGTGTTGTTGTGTATATATATTTTTTAGATAAGACATACAACGCGACACAACTCGACGCGACGAATCTCGCGAGTTTCGGATTTACGCTTGTGGCTGGCCGGGGGTCTTGGTTTCCGGCCAGCTAAGGGGATTAGGGGAGCACTAGGGGACCATTAGGGAGGCATTAGGGACGCATGAGACGCGGGGCGTCGGGGTGGCGTTCCCACCAAGTCTTAGGCTCCGGCCTCCGACCACGCTCTGGCGGAACCGGCACGCAGACCGGGGCTTTGCTTGGTGGGCAGACCGTGATTTTCCCTCCCTTCCGAAGATATTCCCCGACCGGATCGAGGACTTTGGCGAACAACTCTTCGAGACTTGGCTCGAGACTTGGCTTACTCATCTTTCTCTCCTTGAGTGGACCAGCTTCACGCTTGGGCGATCACTGTCCCGTCGTCCGCTAGAAATTCGACTTTAATCGTACCGTTAAGGCTGTAGGGGTTGATAATGTCATAAATACCGACGTCACCGTCAACCCACTCCTTCCGAGCTTCCTCGATAGTCTCCGCTGCCTCGTCATCCTCATATTCAATCGTGACACGTACTTTCATGGCTCTCTCCACCGCGGTCTCTCCCGCAACACCACCTCTCCCACATCCCCACGCCTGTGTCAAGTCACGTTTTCGTGATCGCCCTACGTGGTGATAACCTGATGGTATGACGACCTGACATGGTGATGACCTTCCCCCTCCTCGCCCTCCCACGACCCCCAGGGACCAAAATCCGACTTTCGCCGGGCCCGCAACACCCACTTCCAGAAAATTATTAGGTCCCACTTCCAGAAAATTATTAATTTTCCGGTACCGGAAAATTATAAATTTTAAAATTATATTCTGGTGACACTTCGGGAATCAGGGCTTCGGCCGGATTGCGGAGCAGAGCGGGGTTGACTTTTCGGGCCTTTGGGGGGATCATGGTTGGGAATTGGAGGCTGTTGGATACGTCACATACCTATATCGGAATGTCCCGACGGTTTTGGAGTTGTTGAGATGGGTGTCACCGTTGATTGGTCTAAATTGCCGCGGACGCGAAATTGGCGTGCGGTTTATCGCCTTCTTAGAATCTGTGCGCGCGAATCGAATAAGGCATATGTGGATATGCTAACTTACGGAACTTCATGTGTTCGTATAGATGAAAAAGGGGAATGCCGACATGTCCCACTGACCGAGTTTTTATACCCATGATCCTCGATGTCTCCCCGATTCTCCGCGCCGGGGTCTACGTCCTCCGGAACTACGGCCGGGTGGTCTATGTTGGTAGGGCCCGGCGAGTTATCGCAGCGGTTAACCTTCATATGTCGCGGCCGAAAGGTTCCGGGACCTGGACGCTCGAGTTCGATTCGGTAGAGGTCCGAAGTTGCCTTATCGATCACCTCAATCGGGTTTGGGCCGAGACCTGCGAGGAGGTTGGGTGGAGGCCGAAGGGCGAGGCGGTTTCGTTTCGGAAGGTTCGGGCGTGAATAATCCTTTTGTCGCTAGGAGACACAAGTATGATGGATGGTGATTTCACGGCCTATTGGGGCATCGTCATTTATTGTGGGGACGGGGCGCTTGGCCTCTCGGGGATTCAGGTAAACCCGATAGACGGACTCGTCGAGGTGCTGGAAAATGGGCGCATGATCGTTTCTGTCGGAACGGAAGGTCTATCCGATCGTGATTTGCGGCTGTTGGAGGAATTATTCCCGCCCGAGTCCACGTGGGATTATTCAGGCGCTATCTACGAGGATCAGCCGTGACAGACCCAATGACTAACCCAATGAATAACCCTTTCATTAACACTTCAGCTGGGCAGTACGAAAGGCCTGAACGGCATAAGTTTTATATGTACAACTACTACTACGGCTCCACCGCCCCGTGGTACCCTATGCCCAGTAGGGCCTTCGCGATGTCCGAAGCCACCACCCTTGGTTTGATTTGGTGCTAGATGCCCATCCCTGTAGCTAAGACTCGATACATCACTGACCTCCGTCCTATGACGCGTGAAGACATGGCCACTGTGCTCGGCCCAGCTTACCACCATATGGTCCCCGTGAATAAAATTCGCGATGGGCATCACCGTGTTGCGCGGTTAGCTGCCGCGGGGCTCCGCACCGCTGAAATCGCGGAGAAGACTGGCTACACCACCACCAACATTGGACTTCTCCTCCGCAACCCCGCGATGCAGGAACTAATCGCGAAGTATCGCGGGAAGGTCGACGCCGCATTCGAGCGGTCTCAAGACGAGTTCTTCGCCCTCGCGACCCGGAACATGATGATGGCCGAGCGCCAGATCGCGGAGCGTCTCGAGGATGGGGAAGAGTCTCCGCTTCCGATCAAAGCCCTCGTCTCCATCTCCCGCGACGCTGCGGATCGGTTCGGTTACGGCAAGAGGAACATGACCCTCAATGTGAACGCCGATTTCGCCGCGGAACTCGAGAAGGCCTTGGCTCGATCCAACGCTGAGCGACTTAAGACGATTGAGCCTGAAAGGAAAGCCGGATGAAACTACTCTGGCCCGTCGGCCTTCTCCTCGTCATCCTCGCGGGCATCTTTCTCTACAACCAAACCAATGCCCAACAATTCCTCGCGCCAGGCCCGCCGACCGGCATCGCTTGCGCCTACAACTCCAGTCCGCCAACTATCGCGACCGGTCAGGCCGCCTGGGTCCAATGTGATTCTAGCGGCCATATCATAACCGGTACAGGCATCGTAACCGTAGTACCATATGCTTTCACCCCCCTCTCCCCCGGCCAGCACAACGTCGCAATCACATCCTCGACCGGGACCGGGTTGTCCCCGCCAACCGGCGCGACATACGCCGTCATACAGGCCAAGGTGGCGACCGTCAGCTACACGCTGGACGGCACGACGGTTCCAACATCGGCTAAGGGGTCCACGCTCGCCGTCGGTTCCAGCCTCGCGCTGTCGGGTGCGGCTGAGATCGCGGCCTTTCTCGCGATCTCAGCGACGGGAACGCTAGATGTGGAGTATGCAAAATGAAGCGCTTGCTGATCGCGCTGATCGCACTTTGCCTTGTGGGCTCGGCGCACGCGCAATGGCAGGGTGGCGGGTTGCCGCTGGCGCCCACGGGGACGTCATCCAGCACCGGTGGCGGAACCCCTGGCGGCGCGTCGACCACTATCCAGTACAACAACGCCGGCTCCTTCGCCGCATCGATCATAACTCAGCCGTCGACATCCCTCATCGATATCGGCGCGCTGCCCTACATCCCGCTCTATTTAGATAACAACAGCAGCCCGATGACCGTATTCGGTCCCTATGCGGGCGTCGGCGTCGGCACGACATGCACCGATTGTCTGATCGTCGGAACCTACGCCGGCGGTAGCCAAGGAGCCGGCCTCACTGGCGGCGAGAACACTCTCGTCGGCTGGTACGCCGGCGCGCACATGACCACCGAGACTTTCACCACCTGCATCGGCGACGGGGCGTGTCAGCAAGACACCAACGGCACCGCACTCACCGCCCTCGGTGGCGACACGATGCGCAACGAAGTCGGCGACCAGCGCGACATCGCCCTAGGCGGCAACGCGATGAGGAATTCCAGCGGCACGGACAATGTCTGCGTCGGCATCAGTTGCCTGATCGGATATGAAAGTCAGACCGGCGTCAACGCCAACACCGCTTCCTATAATACCCTAGTCGGCAATTTGACCATGGCCAGCACCGTGCTGACTGGTCCCTTGCGCAACGAAACCCTCGGCTATGGCGCTTTGGGCGGGGCCGCCGTAACCGCTCCCATCGACAACGTCGCTATCGGCTACCAAGCCATGGACGGAGCCAGCGCTACCGCCCCGCAAGCCAACGTAGCTATTGGCACCAATTCAATGGGCGGCGCAGGGCTCACTACCGCGTCTGATAACACCGCGGTAGGCTTCCAATCGCTCGAGTCAGTCGTCGCCGCGAATTACAACGCTGCATTCGGCTACAATGCCCTTACCGCCGAGACCACCGGGGTAGGGAACGTTGCGGTCGGCGCCCTTACCTTGACCACCCTTACGACTACCTCTGATAATACCTGTGTGGGTCAATCCGCTTGCGAGTACGGCGCTGGGGCTTCCAATACTGTTGCGGTCGGTCACGCCGCGCTTGCGGCCTCTACCTTCTCGGGGACCAATAATACCGGAATTGGCAATGGTGCCTTGGAAATCGTCACCTCGGGCGCCGCCAATACGAGCGTCGGCAACCTTGCCGGCGATAAAATCACCACCGGCGGCCCCAATACGATCCTCGGTTCCGGTGTTGCATCTACCACTCTCGCCACCGGCGGAAACAACATCTTGATCGGCACCGGAACTGCTGTTGATGCCGCTACGGCATCAACCTCTTATGAACTCAACATTGGCGCGCTGGTATTCGGCGATCTCTATCGCTTTCATATATACTTTGGCGGCACTGCCCCGGCAGTATCCGCTTGTGGCACATCGCCGGCAATCGATGCTAACGCCACAGATACAGCCGGAAGAGTTACCGTCGGTACGTCTGCCACGACGTGCACGGTCACCTTCGCCAATGCTTATCAGAACTATAACCACTGTGGTGTCTGGACCGAGACCGGAACGACTGTGATCGGCTATTCTTATACCAAAACCGCAATCACCGTTACCAACACATCCATCGGTGGTGACGTCATTGACTACGCGTGTTCGGGATCATAACCTAAGATGTCCGGCTTACGCCTCCTCCTCTTCGCATTCCTCTTCCCATCTTGGGCCTTCGCCCAAGGCTACATCAACCCGCCTATCTTCGCGACGGCCTACGTCACGGTCCAACCCGGCGGAACCGTCACTACCAATCTCAACAACGCCCGGAACCCTCCTGCCAACATCAACGTCATAAATGCTGGTCCAATCACCTCTTGGACCATAAACATGCCATTTCCCCCATTCGATGGTCAGATCGTCACCGTGGCCTGCCCCGGCGGTAACATTGGTTCGATTACCGTAGCGGACCCAACCTCTTCAGTTCAGTCCGGCGGAATCACCACCTGCACAATCAACTCCGGCATTTCCTCTACCTACCAATTCTCAATGATTGCCCAGCAGTGGAACCTCCTCTCCACCACCGGCACGACTAACGCCTTTCCCGGAGCTTCCACCAACGTCCATGGCTCAACCTTCTCAGGGCTCGACTCTCTCGCGACGCCTTGGACTCTCTATTCCCTTGGGGCCGATAACGGGCTTCTGCCGGCGCTCTACGTGATCAAAGACGTTGGGACTTCGGTACCATTCTCGGCCTACAACCCGCTTGTGGTGTCGCCGACTATTATGATTCAGACCAACATCGATGCGAGCACGACGCAGTTGGATTGGCCGCTCACTGTCCAGACCTCCGTGACCAACACTGATACCGGCCATTGCTCCGCTGGCGGAGCCCCGCCGCGGTGCGAGCATGTCGGGATCAATTCGACAATCACCCACGCGACCACCTACGTCGGGGCGGGAAATGAAGGGCCGTCCACTTGGGCGTTCTTGGCTCAGTCTGAGGACTATTCCGGTATCGCCAATCCGAACTACCTTCAGGTAGGAATGGAAATCGATGTCGGAACGCTCAACGTTATAGGAGGATCTGACAATAACGGAACCAGACAAGCTTTCACGTTGGTCTGCAACGGATCAGATACGCTCTCTGCCGGAAGCTTTTTAGTCGGTACTCAGTACACGATAACATCGCTTGGGGCGTCTCCAAACTTTACGGCTATAGGTGCTGGGTCGAATACTGTCGGGGTGGTATTTACGGCGACCGGCATCGGGTCTGGGACTGGAACGGCTACGCCGACGGAAACGACGATCTGTAGTCGTGGAGAAGTCATTCAGACAAGCGGGGGCAACAACGCTTTTGGTACAGGATTAACCCTCGCTGGATATTTTCAGCGCGGAATCGACCTGACCTCTTCGACGCCTTCCAGTTGTCAGCTTTGTCTAGCTGAAGGTACCGTCAGCAACGCAGGCATCACATTCGGCCCCTACCTCAACGGCGGCGAAATCTACTCCACCGCAACCACCGCGGGCCAAGCTGTTCACTTCGACAATGGTCATACCTACGTCGAAGGCAACCCCACCGCGCCGGTTTCTTTCTTCGTTCAGAACAACAACGCCGCGTCCGGCCTCTATATCACCGCCTCAAACTACAATAGCGCTTCGGCCACGATCGAGATGGTCGCGTTTGGTAACGCCAATACCACGGATACGACTATGTCAATTACCTCCCTCGACTGGTCCATTTCCGGTAGTGGCACCGCCACAATGACCGGCTATGCCGTCGGGGCCACCGCTGGCGTTAGCTGTTCCGGCTCGCCGACTTCCTCCTTCGCTTCAACCTTTGGTATCGTAACCCACTGTTAGGAACTTCGATGAAGCGTCTCGCCATCTTGTTTGCCCTCGTCACCAGCCCCACTTGGGCTCAGACCGTCACCCTCACCCGTGAGCAACTCGCCGCCCACGACAAACTTATCGCGACCCGTGCGGCGGCACAGCAAATTCTCGGCGAGGCGCAGAAAGAAGCCGAGTCCACCGAGGAGTTAATCGCCAAGAGCCTGAACCCGCCTGCCGCGAGTCCGCGGCCATGAACACCGACCTTCTCCAATGGCTGGCCGACTGCAATAAGGACCCCGTCGCCTTTGTGATGGGTGCCTTTCCTTGGGGTGAACCCGGGACATTGGAGAAGTATGCAGGGCCCCAAGAGTGGCAACTCGATGTCCTTCGCGACATCCGCAATGGCCTCCCGATCGACGCGGCGATCCAACTCGCCGTGGCGTCCGGCCACGGTATCGGTAAGTCCGCCCTCGTCTCCTGGATCATCCTTTGGGCTTTCTCCACCGCGCCGGATACCAAAGGCGTCGTCACCGCGAATACCGAGAATCAGCTCAAGACCAAGACTTGGGCCGAACTCGGTAAGTGGTTTAACCTCTTCATCGCCCGCGATCACTTCAAACTCACCGCGACCGCGTTACTCGCGAAGGACCCTACCCGTGAACGAACTTGGCGTATCGATCAAGTCCCCTGGTCCGAAAAGAACACCGAAGCATTCCAAGGCCTCCACAACAAAGGACGCCGTCTACTGCTCATTATGGACGAAGGATCAGCGATTCCTGATCTTATATACGAGGTTTCCGAAGGAGCCCTCACCGACGCTAACACTGAAATCCTGTGGTTGGTCTTTGGCAACCCCACCCGCAATATCGGCCGATTCCGGGAACTCTTTGACAAGTCCCGTCATGGCAAGTATTGGAAAACTCGCCAGATCGATTCGCGCGAGGTCACCCTAACCAATAAAGCCCAGATCGCTAAATGGATCGATTCCTATGGTGAAGACTCCGACTTCGTTCGGGTTCGTGTCAAAGGGGTGTTCCCCCGAACGGGTGAGATGGAGTTTATCACCGCGGCCGACATCGACGCCGCAATGTCTCGAGAAATTGAAGTATCCCAATCCGATCCCCTCGCCCTCGGTGTCGACGTGGCCCGATACGGCGCGAACGACTCCGTTCTCTATTTTCGTAAGGGTCGCGATGCACGTTCAATTCCTTCCCAATCGTACCGCGGTATCAATACAGTTGAACTCGCGGCAAAAGTCTCCGTCGCGTTTCAATCCTTTCGACCAGATGGAATCTTCGTGGATGGCGGGGGCGTGGGCGGTGGAGTCGTAGACATTCTTCGGAACATGCAACTATTTTGCTTTGATGTTCTATTCGGAGGGGCCGATGACGTAGGTGGGGCCGCAACCGGGAACGATGGTGAACAGTACGCAAACAAACGTGCCGCAATGTGGGGCGCCCTCCGCGCGTGGCTTCGAGTCGGTGCCATTCCTTACGATCCCGATCTCCGTGCCCAACTTCTAGCGCCTCGATACGGTCAGAACGCCAAAGGGAAAATCCAACTCGAAACCAAAGAAGACATGATGCGACGCGGCGTCCCTTCGCCGGACAAAGCCGATGCCCTTGCATTGACCTTCGCCTATCCCCTTGCCTCTCACGACTACGCCGGTGGCGGGCGTCCCAAGGATCCAGTTGAGACCGATTATAACCCATATGATCCCGAAAGGATGGCTGCCTAATGGGCTCTATATTCTCCCCCGCGAAGCCTACCTTGGTCCCGATCCCGACCGAAAATCAGGTCCTGACCCCGACCCAGCAGGTTCAAGGCACGAACAACCAACGCCAATCCGCGACACCGTCGTTCCTTTCTTCCGCCGCGACGCCGCAGGGTTCCGGTAACCAGGGCGGAAAGACTCTATTGGGACAATGATTATGTATCCACAGCGATGGCCCATTATTCGCCATATACGATACTTTGTTGGACTATATCGAGTCAATCGACATTATGACTTCTATATGTCCATGGGCGCGTATCCTGTTCATGCCAACCATGATTACGAGCACT